TACATTCTATTATTTACTTTTTGTTTTTGAGAAATCTGTATTGTCCTGTCATCGCATCTAAGTTCCAGTAATGGATTAACTCTCACCCCATCCCAATACTTGATTAAAACTTTAGCCGAGTCCGAAAAATTAGCCGAGATGTTTGCTCCTTGTGTGCTTATGCCTATTAAATATCCGTCTATGTCTTCAATCAGTTCTATGTTTTCCACGCCCCAATTTATTGACTCGGAAACATCAGCCAAAGCCGTATTGCCGTCCCATAAATATACATAGGAATTTCCACCAACGAATTTCGGCTGAAATGCCACGGCTATAAAGTTTCCTTTTTCGCAAAGATCAATTTTCCCACCTTCCCCGGTATCGGATGAGGAATGGGTATAAATAGTCAGTGCGGTGTTGCTGGATGCCCCAGTCCATACACCATCGGCATTGGTCGCAATAAACGCTCCCAGGGCAGTCACATAAGGCACATACAGCACATTTTTAGCCGAATGAACCAATCCCTGAAAAATCTGCACAAAGGCCAAACTTTTGGAAAGCGCAACCGCCGAACCTCCAAAAGGGGTTATAACATCCAATGTCCATTGGATAATTTCATTAGCGCGGGCCGCGTAAGCAATTCCTCTAAACTCAATAAAAAGATTTTCATTTACTACTCCGGTGGTCGCGGAATCTCCTAACCAGTTATCATGCACAAAAATATCCGTAACACTGCGATAATAAAGTCGTGGAGTGTTGTCTGTTACATCGCCTCCTGCGTTGGTTCCTGTTCCAAGACCGAACATCATGGTTCCTGCTTGCCTTGTGCCATAAGTCAAAAACTTTACTATCCTTACTCCGTTGGCTGCTACCGAGGCCCCAAGCGCCGAATTAAAGGTATCGGCCTCAAATCTCCTATAAGGAATCAACCTATCTTCCGAACTTAATATATTAAAATGCTTAAGAGCGCGAGCTTTACGCTTATCTTTAGTCCGGGCTTCGGTAGTAACCCCTCCGGTAAAATCTGTTATAGTTGTTTCGATTTGTCGTCCCATTTTATTTATACCAATACATAATACCCTCTATTGATGTGGTATTATCACTTGTTTCTCCTACTTCCAATGACGCACCGCTCCAAATAAACGAATAAATCGCTCGACCATCATTTGTATTGTTTTCTATTTGAACTACTGAAGCGGTTTTGCCATTGCGAAAAATTATTATATCTCCCGAAAAATCAGTCCCTGCGCCACCAATTATGTTAAATTTCCCCACCCCCATATTTGAGGTTACTGGAATATTACTCGCATAGGTTGTAGTTCCCGAAGATACAGAAAATACCGTAGAAGAAGCGTCATAAGCCATTGGACACCCACCACATCCACCAGACAATGAGATGGCGTTTGCTTGAATGTTTCCAACAACTTGCAGATTATTATTCGTGGTTGTTGCAATCCCCACCCCCAAAGAATTTGTGGTTATTCGGCTGGTTGAAGCATGACCCGATACATAAAGTGAGGTGGTAGTAGCCGAGGTTGAAGTCGCTCCGGCATTAAAATCGTGTTGTCCTGTCCAAGTATAAGCCGCGGCTTGGTCTATGCTGGATGTTTGCCAGCTCGGAGCCTCGCCCGCGCCCTGTGATTGCAAAAACTGCCCCGAAGTTCCCCAGCCATTGGTCGTGGTTACAGTCCCCACTCCGTTTCCTAAAAGAAGTTGATATTGAGAAAGCGTAGTTGAGCCGGTGCCGCCACGCGGAACAGTAACTGCGGTAAATCCCGAAGCCAGAGAGCCGGATGATAATGCCCCGACAGTTACAAGATTAGACGCGGTTGTAAGTCCTGATAACGTGGTTATGGAAGCAACTGATGTAGTAGAACCCTCCATTTTGTCAGAATTTAAGTTAGAAAAATTAGTATTTATTGTTGAGCGGGAGTCCCGGAGGGTATCGGTAGCCGCGATTGTGGTTATGGTACTTCCTAAATTTTCTATCCCCGGGCCGAATTTCTCAATAAAAGACAGGGGCAGGTAGTTATACGCGCCAATTATTGAAGCTATGGCTACAGTCGCTGTTATTAAAATGTTGGCTATTATTCCCATTAATTTTTTACCTCTAAAGAAGCTATTATCGCTGTAGTTTTTGCCTCTAAAGTCGCCCCTGTTTCTGGATTATCCCAAGTGCCTTCATTCTCGATCCAAGTGCCGGTGGCTTCATCCCAAGTAATAGTGTTCCCTACTTTATCTTCAAGTGTGGCTGTAAGGGCTGTATTTTTGTTTTCTAAAGTCGGAGATATTGGCATATTAAAAATATGGTTCCTGTTTGTTGGTCATTATATTTCTTTGGGCTTTGTTTCTTTTTGTATAGTGTTTAATAAGTTCTTTTTTCATTTTTTCTACTTCATCTATCAAGGCGGGTACTCTATCTTTTTTATAAACCATACAGTAAGGAATAGCCGCCATATAAGAAAGTATATAGTGCCACGGAGAAGCAAATCCCGGCTCTTTTGTTCCCGTGGTTACTTCGGCTGAAGTATATATTTGTGCGGTTCTTTTAAACTTTACTTGTAGTCCACTCGCTAATGTAACATTTGATGAGGATATGTTCGGATAAAATTTAATCGTATCATCTGAAACTAAATCATATCTTTGTGGAAATCCGGTAGTTGTTCCGTATAATTCCTCAATTGATAGGACTTCTATAACGGGGTCAAACTGTTTAATTTTCCTATATGTTCCATTGGAATCCATTACGGATATTTCTAACAAATCAAGAAAATCGGCGGCAAAAGTATAACTCCTTTGATTATTGACTAACGTATAAGTTCCGATTGGAGTGGTTGTATAATTACTGTCATCAAATTCCCATATTCCATCGGCGTTAATAAGCCAACCTACGATCTGCTCGTATGCTTTATTTATACGTCTTAGGAGGGTTGCCGCGGGGTAACTTGTCGTGTCTGCATCGCATAAGTCCCGCGCCTCCTGGTTGATATCTGCTATTGTAGCCATTTTTTACGCTGTTATAACTTCTCTTTTAGATAATGCCTGTATAGGCATAGTCGCTTGTTCGGTGAGCTGTGGCACTGGCGCAGATAAGGCCGTAGTAAATTTCCCAAGCGAAGCCGGAGAAATTCCACTCGCCTCAAGTATTTGGCTTAATAACTCTACTGTTACGGGGTCTTGCTTGACTTCCGGAGGGAGAGTTAGATACTGACGCAACACATTTACTAACTTATCGGTGAATTGAGCCATATCTTTTTGTTTGGAGGATACCCTAACCTTAACCTTCATTCTCACGTTTTTAAATTCATCTTTAAGAACTTCAAGAACTTGCTGATTTCCGTTTTGAAGCAATTTTTGTTTTTCTTCCTCTTCGTAAATTGATATATCCGGCGGGACTTTACCCGACAAAACATCTTCTATCTGTCTTTTAACAGCCCGATTGCGTGGGACTCTTTTCATTACATATTCCATTTGATCTGACGTGAGGGTGGAAAGAAATGTTTTACCTTTAACAATTTCTCTTATCATGTGGGGAATCACCCAATCGTTCATAATTTCCTCTACGAATTTATCAAATTTTCCTGCGGTGCGTTCGTGGGGTTTTTTGCCTTCAAAAACTACCCTTTCTTGTAATCTAAAAGGAGTCCCAGCCGGAGGTGGTTTGCCTAAAAGGGGGTCTGTTACTCCTGCGAGCTTTTGCGCGTGGGCTTCTAATTCATTGACTCTCTGGTCAAATAATTGAATGTTCGAGGATGCGTTAGGAATCTGACGGATACCATACCTTGACTCTTTATCAATCGTAGTTATCTCAAGATTCTCCATGTCCCGAATTTTGTTTCGGTTGGAATATCCGTCATCATCCGTGAAGAATCCTATTTTAGAAGCCGCTTTTAAGAGATTATTTTTATTTACCTCGGCAAAGTTAGCCCAAATCTGGGGATCGAGTAGTGCCTCCACTCCTCCCCAACCTAAAGCCCGGTTAAAAACTTTCTTAGGCGAGTGGAATTTCAATACACTCTCGGTTTCTTTTGATTTATATAGAGTTATCCCGTGTCTTCCTTTTTCGTCTTGATAAAAACCTACGACCTGAACTTGATTTGTTAAGGTCTCCATATCATGGCCCTTTAAGTATGCAGAGGGTAGAGTTCCTCTTACTACATAGACCTCTATATTTTTCCCAGTAACTTCGTTTTGTTGTCCTACCTGATTAGGACCAGCAGAGTCCTTTTGCTTGGAGGCCATGGTTATCAGTTCGTCAATCGTTGTATCCGCGCCATTCTTCTTCTCTCCCCATCCAATCTTGGCTTTTCTTTTAAGGGCTTCGGGCGAGAAATTAAACTTAAATCCTATCGGGCCGCCTAAAATATCTGTCTGGTCGCAAAATGCTATGGATTGTAGGGGTATAACTTCAGGCACCGCTCCCACGCCTTTTTTTACCAGACATCCGCCAAAGTCCACTTTCTCCTCCACCGCGTCATCCAGAAATTCATCAAGATTATTTTCTATGGTGAATACATCATCCCAGTATTTTTTTACCAAGAACGACAAGTGCTGATACTCGGGGTCTTCGGTTTCAAAAATTATATCCTTAACATCCCTATCTTCTGCGGCATATCTAAACTCTAAAATCGGGAGGATTATATTATTAAAGGGCGGTTTGGTTCTGGGGTCGTTTGAGATATTAAGATATTTTCCGTGCTTAAGGTGAAAACTCAAACTTAAATGCTGGGCCATATTCCATGTCCAATTTTCACCTATCTGAATTTCCCTCGTTTTATACGAGGTTTCTTCGGTGCCAATGTATGCAAATAAAGTTTCTGGAAATACCATACTTTTGGGGCTATCCCCGGGGCCTTAAAGCCCCAGAGTAGTATCACAAGTACTAAGCTGAGTTATCATCCCGAACATCATATACCAGTGCCGCATGGTCAGTAGGAGTCAGGTGTCCCAAATCAACGCGTGTGTGAAAAGCGATACCCGATTGAATACCACCCGAAGTTCCCGCGATACCGGGGAATTTGTGCATCCTTCCGAAAGTTCCGGTAAGGAGTCCAAGACGCTGGATTTTTCTCACGCCTGCAAAGGCATGATCAGCCACGTTGTCATTGGAAACGTACCAAGTTACACCAAGATATTTAACCTGGGGCGCAAGGCCGTTTTTCAACGCGTCATCTGCTGACGCAAAACCATTCAATTTTGTTACTTCACATTGCTTAATTGAGAATTTTTGTGTGCTTTTGGAGATTTTCTTTCATCCATAAAGGTTGGAGATTTGTGTAGTGCCACGCCCTTTTTCGCTCCTTAGAGTTCTTCAAATTAAAGCTAGAAAGGGGTCTAAAATGGTCAATATGCCACCCATAGAAGCCGTAATTATTCCAAGTCATATCTGGCTTAAATTGTTTTTCAAGATGTATTTTTAACTCCTTGAATGTACAGCCAAGCAGTTTTTCTGTTTTTTCCGAACCCCACCCTCTTTTAGCAAAATCATTCATACGACTTCTTATAGTCGCGGCTATCTTTTCGTAAGGCCTCTGTCTCCGTCTCTCATAAATCCGCTTAGCATTTTTTCTACCCCATTCTCGCATTTGATTTCTATGAGATTCGGCATATTTTGGGTTATCTTTTCGCCACTTTTTATCATAAGCTCGGTGGTATTCTCTGTACTTTTTTACCCATTCTGGATTTTGCCTCATCTTCCTATACATCTCCCTTTGTTTTTCTTTTTGTTGTTTATCCATGCCTCTATTTTAGCATGAGCAAACATACTTTTCAACTCCTCAATTAAGTTTTCAATGTGCGGAGATACCGCTTCGGATATCTCTCATGGGCTTCTTTTGTTATACCCATGTTCAGACTGTTGTATAGCGCATTTTTGCGCTTCCTTTCGCTCAGTCGTTGTTGCCGGTATTCGCTTTATGCGAAGGAACCTTGCAAGGCGTTGCCCACTTCTGGATTTTCGCCGTATATCAGAAAGGATTTAACCAGGCCTAATAGTTTTGAAAAAGCCTGAGCAAAAGCCTCCACGAACTGAAAACTTGTAGGATGTAACACAACCCCGACTCCGTTTCTTGCCATCAAATTAGCTCCATTTTGTGTCCTGATCACAGTCCTAATAAGGCGTGCCAGGTCGTCAATGTTGGAAGCTGATGCGGCAAGAGCGACATCGGTGTTGTCAGTCCAAGCTCCACCTGATCCTCCGATATTTCTCCAGCTTGCGTGTTGTCCCAAAACTTCAATTTCGATTCGCTCTCCAATCCGCTCTCCCGCGCGGCCAAAGATTTCTTTTTCAGTCGTCCATGGAGATTGGGAAAGATCACCAAAGTCAAAGTAAGTGGTAACATGATGGCTGGTAGAGATCGTAAGGGTGTCTGCGACTTCCGCGACATCTGTCGGATCAAACGCGGTTCCACGGGTCAGAGTGCCTGTTGCCGCCCAATCACCGGTAGTAGAAATGGACTGCGAGGTAATAACACGAGTATTGCTCATGGTTACCTTGCACATTTCTTTCCAGTTTTGGGGACGGGCTAAACGCTCTTGCATGTCCCGCTCAAAAAGAGTTTCATAAGTTACTGTATTTGCCAAGATTATCTGTCTGTGTTATGACCTATCTTCTCCTAAAATAGAGAAAACATACCATAAACAGATATTTAGTTTTTAGAGAACCAGACAAATGGCTATGATCGACTACTTAGAGTTGTAGAACTTCAATGCTTCAGAATTACCAGGTTCATTTTCCGCCAATTTCTCCAGTATTTTAGAATAAAGCTCCTTGGGGGTTTCGTCCGAAAACAATAATTTCCCGTCCGGCCCCTTGGTGGCTTTAGCAATCCAGTAATCAGGAGTGTTCTTAACTCCCGATTCGCCGTGTTCTCCTTTTATGTCAGAGGTGGCCGCCAGATTCGCTTTAGCGGTTTTCAACTCTCCTAGTTCTTTCTGAAAGATAGGGTTACTGATTATGTCATCAGCTTCCCGATTGGTGTCCGTCTTCCATTTGTTAAAAAGTTCTTCTTGCTCACCGGCCTCGATATTGGCCATTTTCTTGGCCATTTTATCCAGCCGTTCCAATAGCTTATCGTCTGATTTAACCGATTTAGCGTCAGATTTTTTTTCAATCGTTTTAATCCAGTTTCCTTCCTCGTCCTGTTTAAAACCATCCGCCGCCTGGATTTCTATCTCTTTTTTGTCACCGAATTATTGACGGCCGTTCCCGCCGAACAGCGCGAAGGAGCGACATTGATCCTGGATGAATTTGG